ATATGGCAGATGGAGTTACATATGGTATAAATTTCCCATTTCAGGATTCAACACGAGGTGATTATTTACAACTAACCGAGTTTCAAAGACAAGAGGTTAGAGCGGATTTAATTCATCTATTGTTGACAAGAAAAGGTTCAAGATATTATCTTCCTGATTTTGGGACAAGACTTTACGAATATGTCTTTGAACCTTTTGATGGATTAACATTCAGTGCGATTGAAGCGGACATCAGAGATTCAATCCAAAGATATATGCCAAACCTGTTAGTTAATAAAATAACTATCGAACCTGCAGATGTTGCAAATGAAACAGACACTCAAGCAAATACAACAAGTGTTGGTGATGCTAAAATGTATGACATATATAGATTACCTGGTAAAGGGACTGCGGACTACACTGCAAAAATTAAAATAGATTACGCAACAAACTCACAAACATTTAGTGAGAGTGATTTTATAATTATCAATATTTAAGATAGATGGCAAATCGTAAAATATCATATACTACAAGAGATTATCAAGGTGTAAGAGCTGAACTTATCAATTATGTTAGAACGTATTATCCTGAATTAATTCAAGATTTTAACGATGCATCTGTATTCTCAGTATTCTTGGACTTAAACGCTGCAATTTCAGATAACCTAAATTATCAAATTGATAGAAGTATACAGGAAACTGTTCTTCAATATGCACAACAAAAGTCTTCAATTTATAACATTGCCAGAACATATGGTTTAAAGATACCAGGTCAAAGACCATCAGTTGCTTTAGTAGATTTTTCAATAACAGTTCCAGCATTTGGTGATAAAGAAGATGAAAGATATTTGGGAACTTTATTAAGAGGTTCACAAGTTGTTGGTGCGGGCATTGTTTTTGAAAACGTAAATGACATTGATTTTACATCACCATATAACTCAGAAGGGTTTCCTAATAGATTAAAAATACCTAACTTCAACGCTAACGGTGTTCTTGTAAATTATACAATAACTAAAAGAGAAGTTGTTGTTAACGGTATTACCAAAGTATTCAAGAGAGTTATCACACCTAACGATGTTAAGCCATTCTTTGAATTGTTTTTACCTGAGAAAAATGTTTTGGGTATAACAAGTGTTCTTCTAAAGAACGGAACACAATATACTAACATTCCAACTACTGCTGAATTTATTGGAATAGAAAACAGATGGTATGAAGTTGATGCTTTAGCAGAGGACAGAGTATTCATCGAAGACCCAACTAAAGTTTCTGACCAACCTGGTATTAAAGTTGGTAGATATATTCAAACACAAAACAGATTCATTACAGAATTTACACCTGAAGGTTTCAAAAAAATGACTTTTGGTGGTGGAACAAATACCGCTCAAGACGCCTTAGACCAATTCACTACAGTTGGTGCAACATTAGACCTTCAAAAATATTCAAACAACTTATCTTTAGGTTCAGCATTAACACCAAACTCAACATTGTTTGTTCAATACAGAGTTGGTGGTGGTTTGGCAACTAACTTGGGAACTAATATTATCAATCAGGTAGGAACCGTAAACTTCTTTGTTAATGGTCCTTCGGAGTCAACCAACTCAGCTGTTGTTAACTCATTAAGATGTAACAACGTTACTGCTGCAATTGGTGGGGCTGGTGTTCCTTCACTTGAAGAGATTAGAAATTATGTATCATTCAACTTCGCAGCACAAAAAAGAGCTGTTACAGTTCAAGATTATGAATCAATCTTGAGAAATATGCCATCACAATACGGAGCACCTGCAAAAGTATCAATCACAGAAAATGATAATAAAATTTTGATTCAAATATTATCTTATGATACTTCAGGAAAACTTACAAGTATTGTTTCTAACACTTTGAGACAAAATATTGCAAATTATCTTTCTAACTATAGAATGATGAACGATTATATTTCAATATTAAGTGCTGAAGTTATAGACTTGAGTGTTGATGTCTCCATTGTTTTAGATTCTGCTCAGAATTCAGGTCAGGTTATATCTGATGTAATTGATAAAGTTTCATCTTACTTCAATCCCCAAACAAGACAACTTGGTCAGAATGTGTATCTATCAGAACTTAAGAGTATCATACAAGATTCTAATGGAGTATTGACAGTTACAAGTGTTGATGTATTCAATGAGGTGGGAGGACAATACTCATCCGCTGAAACATCTATGGAATATTCAAACGCTGAAACAAAGGCTATTGGACCAGTTGACGACACTATTTTCGCTCAACCAAATCAGGTGTATCAAATCAGGTATCCAAATAAAGACATTAGAGTATCAGTTAAGAATTTCCAAACAGTTACATTCTCTTAACAAGTTTATTTATTTCATTATTGAGTTATAATTTAAATGTGTGTTCCCAAAAAAATTCACATTAACTATTTATAACTAAACATCTCAATGGGTCAATCGTATAGGATTAGGACCGAACTCGGTGTTAACAAGACGATAAACGTTCAAATAGACCAAGAGTTCGAATTTCTCGAGATTTTGTCTCTCAAGTTACAACAGGAGGACATTTATGTCAGAGCTTGCTCTGATTATGGTGTTCTTGTTGGAAGAGTCACCGCTAATAATGGGTTAGGTGTTCCTAATGCAAGGGTGGCGGTTTTTATTCCAATTGAAGTTGTAGACCAATCCAATCCAATCATTACTTCAATTTATCCTTATAAGTCAGTTAATGATAGAAATGAAGATGGTTATAGATACAATCTTCTTCCATATGAGAAATCATATTCCAAACACGCAGCAACAGGAACATTACCTTCAAGAATAGACGCTTTGACTGCGACAACTGTTGTAGACATCTACGACAAATACTACAAGTTTACTGCAAAGACAAATGAGAGTGGAGATTACATGATTATGGGTGTTCCATTAGGTATTCAAAATATCTTAATGGATGTAGACCTATCAGATATCGGAGAGTTTTCTTTGACGCCACAAGATTTAATTAGAATTGGTTTAGCTACGGAAGCTCAAGTCGCTGGAGATACTTTTAAGACTTCAACAGACTTGAATTCCCTACCACAAATTATTTCAATTAATAAACAAATTGAAATATCACCTCTTTGGGGAGAACCTGCAATTTGTCAAATAGCCATCAACAGATTAGATTTTGATTTAAGAGATGACGCAAACGTAGATATTCAGCCGACCTCAGTTTTCATGGGTTCAATTTATTCCACACCTGATACTTTTAGAGTTAAAGGTGGTAGAGATGGAGAGGATGGAAAAGTTAGAGATAATTTTGGAAATCTATGTCAGTTACAAGCTGGTCCTGGCCAAATCTTGGCTATCAGACAAACCATACAAATAGACTCTGATGGTAATCCAATCTTGGAGGAATATAAGTTAGAACAAAACGGAAATGTAATTGATGGTAACGGTTCATGGTTGTCAGAACTCCCAATGAACTTGGATTATATTGTCACAAATGAATTTGGAGAAAGAGTTTTATCAAATGACCCGACAATTGGTATTCCAACAAAGGCGAAATATAGGTTCAAGATAAAATGGCAACAGTCTAATGAATTGTCTGAACAAACAAGAAGACCATATTATTTGGTTCCAAACGTAAGAGAATATGGTTGGGTTAATCCAAACTCAGACCCTAACCTTACAGGAGGAAATAATCAACTGGCAAGTTCGTATTACTTTGGATTAGATTGGTCGGGTTACACCAAAGGATTCAATTCAACTCAAAGAATAAAAAAATTGAATGAGATGATTGATTGTCAGGATACTTTCTATCAGTTTGATTTTAACAGAGTTTATACAGTATCAGGTTTGATTGACCAATATAAAAGTGGTGGTAGAGGTAAATTTATAGGAATCAAAGAAATTGATAGTAACGAGTGTGCGGATTCGGTTAACAAATTCCCTGTTAATGAAGGATTTAGAAACTTCGATTTCATTTATTTTCTATTTGCGATAATTTTCCAAGTTATTCAGATAATCGGATTACCGTTGTTGATTCTATATCATTTCGTTGCTTGGTTATACAATAATTTTGCGGTGATTGTAGTTGGTGCTTTGATTGCATTTGTTACTAAAGCAATAATTGGAACTGTGGCTGAGGGACAGGCTTATGTTCTTGCGGTGGCAGGAAATCCATTAACTTGGAACATGATTTTATTTTTAGGTGGAATATTATTAAGGTTAGTATTCTATGGATTTCTTTTGAGAACTTTAGTTAAAAATTTCGGTAAACTTACATCATATAACTTTGACCCTATCAAATTAGCAATGATTCAATACCCTGATTGTCAGGCGTGTGAATGTAGTAATGGTAATATTACACCAGTTACCACAAATACGGAAGATGTTCCACCGACAACATCTCAAATTACGCAAGTTGCTAATAATGATTCATACCTCACAACAATTGAAACATACCTTGCTAAACAGCCAATAGTTACAAACACGGTGAGTGTTGATAATGAAAATTATGATAGTGTATTAAACATTATTGCAACAACATTCTCACAACCATTATCGGGGGTGCCGTCTGCAGCAAAAAATCCTAAAATCTATCATACAACTCGTTCACAAAAACTTGGAAGACCGGCTGGAGATAATGTAAAAAATATGTTTGGGTTAACATTTGATTTACCTATTGGTGAAAGAATTAACGTTTATAATTTAAGGTCGAAATTTTTTGATAATACAAACAAAATTAAGGTCACATTTGCAACTGATAACAATCAAGGTTTTCATTATGACAATACTTTGACAGTTTTAACGTCTGGAGATTATACACCGGGAGATTTAATAACATTCGTCAATCCTGGAATTTCACAAGACCCTAATTATAGATGGACAGGAACAACTAAAGGAGGTAAATTGATATCTGGATTGACTGGTAAAGTCCCAACAGGTATTATACCAATTACCGTAAATTATGCCACTTCACAGACTAGCGAGGCATCAACTAATTATACTTTACCAACTGGATTTACTCCAACATGTGTAACAAGTGTTAATGTCAATGTGACTGAGGCTGGAACTGTATCATATCTTAATTGTTATGGTGATAGAATAACACTGGCAAGTTCTGTAAGTGCTTACACAATCAGTGATGTTGATTGTATTGATTTAAGTTCATTAGGTGGAACTGCAATTTATACTATCACTGGTTATGGTGATGAGTGTAGAGGATATGACTATCCAATGGACATTGAATATTATCAAGTTTTGACAGCAATTACTGTTACCAAAACAATTATTAATAATTCACCAATTTATTCTTTGCCAGGATTAGCACCAACTAATTCAAGTGGATTAACATCAAACTCAAGTTTTTGGAATCAGTTAATTCAACCATCAACAATTATAACGTTTGATGAATGTAGAAACGGATGGTTTGGAACAAATCCAACAAATAATAGAAATAATATATGGTATGAAAAACTTAATGCAACTTATCTCAATGAATTCGAAACACAAAAAGTTTTAATATTACAAAGAGGAGTTGACCCTTATTCACCACAATATGTTAACAAATATGGTATTGGAAGAATATTGGGACACCCGAATGAGGACGACGTTGTTATCACTGCTTCGACGAGAGTCAATGTGCCAATACAAAAACTTCCTGCAGGCTCAACAACTACGGTTCAACAACATAACGTTCAAAGTAATATATTCTACCAATCAAACTTTTTCCAACCAATCAATCCACCAGTTAGCACACCGGGATTAACATTCAGTGCTTTCACAACACCACTTGTTGGATTCTACGGTGCTCTCGATAGTAACAACAGTTCAATAACAGCCTTGGGGAACTCATACTATTCTAACAATTATATTGATGTGACGCCCAATGGAGGTGTAATTAGTAAAACAAGTAATGTTTTTACACAACTGCCAGAGTTTCCAAAATATCCACCAGGATTTGCAGCTGGTTCTACGGAAACAAGATATAACAACTCCGATGACTTGTCTGGAGGTGCAATTCTAGACGGTAATTATAGATTCACAAATGATGACTTTTTTGCTTTCAGACCTTGTGATGCCGCGTCTTATACAAGGTATGACACCTTTACGGAACAATTATACTATAGTCCATCGTTGTTACCAATATTTTCAGCAAACCCTTTAAGTATCACAACCGACCTTACAGTTATGAGAACTGATAGACTTCCATCATCAGACTATGCCGACAATGGATTCAATTGGAATGGAAGTGTTTCATTATTACAACAAAACTTAGGTTTCCAAGTTTATAATCTTACAACAGGAGATTCTGTTGCTGGGGTTGTTTTCAGTCAAGGTGCTGAAACTATAACTGCGGATATTGAAGGTCAGTATGCTGCGGGTAATGTGTTGGCGTCTTTGAATGACTGTGATAGAATGGTTGGTTTAACTTGTTACTCAGGTGATGGAACAAACTTTGGTATCGAATTAGGATGTGAGGGAACAGATGCGATTGATAATGGTTGTTATGTTATGGTGAGAAAACCTTTAACAGATTTATTTAATGGTAAAGACTTCAAAACATTTGCCGAGTGGGGATTTAGATATAGATTCTTTTATGCTTTATGTAGAGGTGTATTATCTCAGTCTTTTACAAATAACTGGGTTAATGGTTCGTTATTCATGTTCCCTATTCAAGTTGACAGATACTTTGATAGCCAAAACAAACCAGAACCACCAATATTCCCAAAAAAGTTAATATATTTCGACTCTGACACAAACAATTTCTATTTCAGAAGTTCACCATATTCAACAAACTTTCCAACAAGGCCATTCATTGGAAGACCAACAACTGATGATGTAAGTCCAATTAATACAAGAAATTTATTATTCCCAACAACAATAGTCAATTTGGGAATGAAAGATTCTTTCTATGATGAAATAACATTCGAACCCTCAACGGCTTCATATGTTATGTCAAATCTAAATCCAACAAGTTATTCAGATACTTCAGATATTGTTAACCTTTTTGTTATTAGTAGAATTACTGATGAAAAGTTTTTACAACAACTGATACCTTTGGGTGACAACTCATTGAATCAATTGTTCAATAGATATGGAACAGGTCTTTCAACATTACCAAGACAAAGAATTGATGCTGACTTAGCTCAGATGATGTCAATTAACTCGGAGTTTGGTGTTATACCATTTTCACCTGAGTTTTATCCGTCAAATGGAAATGCTAATGACCCTGTTAAAGTTATTGGAACACCAGGTAATCCGACTATGGGAATATTTTTCTCCTCAACAACATCCAACTTACAAGACAAAGATTATATTTCACCTGGAATTATAAACTTCAGACCTGACCCGAATCAAACTGCAGTGACATATGATTTTGGAATCAAATCACAACAAGTTCCATTCTATCAGTGGAGTTTAAGACAAGGTGGTGTTTCGAATATATTCGGAAGTGAAAGAAACAACTGGGCAACAACAATAAATGATATTACAGAATATCCTTATCAAGCGTTGAGTAGAAGAAGAGTTACAACTCCGAACTATTATTATGGAAATAATACATCATATGATATCTTCCAAAGAGGTTATATTTTCAGTGTTACGAATACAAGCACACCACAGAACATGAATTATAATACATTTACTATGTCACAAAGTAGTAAATTTTTAGTAGGTGCACCTTATCATTTTTACTTTGGGTTAATCAAAGGAGAAACCGCATTGGATAAATTTAAAACTAAGTATGGAGCAAATGAATAAGTTTACACTCATACCAAGTGCTCAACAGTATAAGTCAGCACCTGCTAACGACCAAGAAATTTCTATTTCTTTGGAAGAAAAACAACAGGAACTTACGGAATACGATAGAAGTTCAACAGTCAGCTTAGCAGATGTATACGATGGTGAAAGACAAGGATGCACAATATTCAGACCAACATTCAAAATTAGTTACTTGTATGGTAATGTCATAACTGGAACCACAGAATATCTTCCATTCAAAAATAACTTGTTCTATGTGGGCGCAGATGCGTCAATCCAAAATAATGTATGGAAAGGGTTTCCACAATATTATGAATTTGATTTTTTTAGACCGAATATATCAGACCAACATTTAGATTACAAAGCCAAGAGTGCATACACCTATAATTGGACCTATTATATTTCATACGCATTTGAGAACGACGAAAATAAAATACTTTACACAACATTATCAACTCAAAATAATTGGGTTGCAAAAGACGGTATACCTTTTACACTCAGTAATGCACAATCAAACGGTAGTCGAGTTATAAGATTCGAATGTATTGCACCTCACGGGTTAACTCCTGGAGAATTTGTTGAATTATCTTTCAGTTACAAACAAAATAATATTTTTGAAGTTTATTCGTTAGGGAATGATGTGTTCGACAGTCAACCATACGTATTTAATATTTTCAATTACGGATATACTGGAAGCACTTTCTTGAACGGAAAAGTTGGAACATTCAAAAGAGTCTTGAACCCTGAAAATTTAGCCGAAACAAGGTCCACATACTATGTGAGAAAACATAAGATTCTTACAAACTTAGATGACCTTATAATGACAAAATCGGGATTCGAAAAAAATGTTTTTAACGAAGAAAAAAAACTCGAACTAAGTTCGTTAACCCCAAACAATGTTACAAGGATAAGTCAGAAGACAAGTAGTAATGCTTATAACGTTTCTTCGGCAATAGACTTCAATTTCAACGGATTCATTGATAATCAAAAAAGACCACTATCAGAGATATTCCTAACTATTGTATTCAAAGGATACACTGGTTGGTTTAACGAACCATCCAATGGTATTGGGTTGAAACAAGGTTGGAAATTCAATATAACAACATCACCAAACTTCTATTGGGACCAATCATTTGTAAATTCAAATACATCGGTTCCTTTATCATCATACACCAAAACGAATGGTGTTACTAAGACATTCTATTACAATGGTGATTTGAAGAGAGATGATGTTATGGATGGTGATTTTTGTGAGTGGAATAACTACGAACAACTTGAAAGAGTGGTATCACCATATTTCCACAAGATAAAATATAACCAAAACATATTTTCAACTACAGCAACACCTGACACAAACGCACCTGGATATTATTACGAACCACATAATAGTATGACACTCAAAACATTTTCAGATTACATTGAAACAGGAGATGTTGGTAAAGTTGAGAATGTTCCATCATATTCATTCTTTTCAAATGCTGACCAACAATTCAGATGGAGAGACTTATATACTTATGGTTTCGTAGATAATTTAGGAAGGGGAGTTGATTATCCATTCCTTAATAGTGCCCACTACCCGTATCAAGGGATAATATTTAGATTAATACCTGAAGGTTCTAATTTCAATGGAAATCTTCTTGGTATTGGTTTCCCAGTAAAACCACTTATCGATGGATGTGAATAAGTATTTGATGACACAAAACCAAGGGTCAGATAGACTGATTAATATCCCTGTGCAATTATCTTGGGATTATTTGGGTAATGACCAAAGTATTGAAGTATATGAGGAAGAGGTTATCACTGAGGTAATTGGTGTTGGTAGAGATTTTGAAGTATCAAGATTTGCTAATCATTTTTATACAGGATTAACACAAGTCATTACTGAAATAAACTATGAGTTTTATTTCTATTCAGGAGGAACTTTAAGTTCATCTGCAAATTGGAAAATGGATTATACCGCAGAAGGATTCAGTGTTCAAGACATTTATTATTATAATAATAATTTTACAAACTCATTTTTCAAATTGGATTTCTACGATAGTAGAGATGAGAAGAGCCAGATTAATTATTTGACAATCATCATCCCAACTCAACAAGGATACAAGATGCCAGCGATGATGCAGAGAACACCTGTTGAAATCAAAATGCCGAAGTTTACTTTGGACTACGTTGGAGACAAGGAAGGATATTTTATTTAT